TCGACGTCAAGCGTGAGAGCGAGATAAACGAGCAGGCAAATTTTAAAAAACTTGCGCAAAGATGGCTTGAAATAAAAGCCGCTAGCGTAGAGCCAAATACCCTATATAGAGATAAAAGGCTGCTTGAGATGTATGCTTATCCGTTTTTTGAAAATAGAAGCATCACGGACATCACCGTAACCGACGTCATCGAAATTTTAAAAAAGATAGAGGCAAAAGGTAGCCTTGAGATGATGAAGCGGCTCTATTCGCTTTTAAATCAAATTTGGCAATCAGCCTACTATATCGCGCCAAATAACGTGATCGCGAGCATTAACTACCGCTTCACGTTTAAAAAAGTAAAAGAGAAAAACTACGCGACGCTTACCAAAAACGCCGATATTAAGGCTCTTTGGCAAAGTATAGACGAATACAGCGGCGACGTTCGCACCATATACGCCCTTAAATTTGCAGTCCTCACCGCACTGCGCCCTTTTAACGTTAGAAGCGCAAAATGGGAGTATATCGATTTTGATGAGGGCGTCATAAGCATCCCCGCGGGCGATATGAAAATGCGAGAGGCTTTTACCCTGCCCTTGTCGCGCCAAGCCCTGGAGCTACTAAAAGAATACAAAGGCTACAATCTAGATCAAATTTATCTTTTCGGCTCACTTTACGGCGCGGCGCGGTATATGAGCGAAAATACCTTAAACGTCGCACTTCGCCGGATGGGATTTAGCAAAGACGAGATCGTGTCGCACGGTTTTCGTGCAATGTTTAGCACCGTTTGCAATGAAAACATCGACACTCACGGGCTAAATTTCGACATAATAGAAAAATGCCTCGCGCACAAAGGCACGGACAAGATCCGCGCCGCCTACAATCGCGCCCGTAATTTAGCTCAAATGCGCGCTTTGATGCAGTGGTGGGCGGACTATTTAGATGCGCTTTAGTCGTAAATGTAGTCTATTAGCGATTTCACGTGTCCGTTTATCCGGCTTAGCGCCTCGCCAATCGCGCGCTCTTTGAGCTCCTTTTCTTTATACTGCTTTTTAAAATACTCGGAGTCTAGCTGCGTATTGTGATAAAGAGCCTTTAAATTTTCGTAGCTTATGTCGCCCATTCTTTGCTTTTTGTCTTCAAATTTAGCCAGTTCGCGTTTTAACGTCGCTATTTGATTGTTTCGCCTAGAAATTTGCGAGCGGTATCCGTTTACCGCGTTTTTGTGATTTTGGGCTTCGAGCTTGGCGGCGGCTTCGAGCGAGATCACCTTATCCGCCAGCGTGAGATTTCTCGCCCTTGCCTCTTTTGCGCTCTCAAGCTCGCCTAATATCGTTTTTTCTAGCTCCATCTCAGCCCAAAGCCTGAAGTTTTTCGCTTCTTTTGAGCGGATAAACATGCCCAGTTTGATAATGCCGCGGAGAGTCCATTTGATGACGGGGCGGTTGCGGTCGTTTTTAGCCACGATAAAGTGAATACCCTCGACGATTTCATCGGTGTGTAGTCGCTTGTGTTCTTTGATATTATTCACGGTTGTATCGTAACGCTTAGCGACGTATTCAGTAGTAAAGGTTTGGAAATTTAGAATTTCAACTTGCGCTGGCTCTACTTGGAATAAACTTTGCAATTTTTCGCCCCTTATGTGGATATTGTTTAAATATTTGGCGAAATTATATCAACATTGTTTAGATTTGTCAAGTAGCTTTGTAGATATTATCCACAAAATAGTTTTAAAAATGTGGATAATTTTAATAGCTGGAAATCCCAACCATTAAAATTTTTTAATGGTAAGAATTTCTTACTACTAAGCGACGGGAATACCGTATCTCTTAATAGCCAGAAATTCTGTCTATTAATCAATCATCGTTTTTATCGCGGTTCTTAACGCTTTGTAGTTCTCAAGTTTCTTTTTCAAATTTTCATTTTCAAGCACCAAATTTATAGCGGCTTCGGTTTGCGTGCTGATTTGCCCCTTTGCGCTTAGTGTTCGCAAGCTATCCGCGCTCATTCCTATCCTCTCCGCAAGCTCTCGCTGCGTGATGCCTAGCTCGGCGCACACCCGTTTAACTATATTATTCTCTTTGTAATTTGGATCAAAATGCCACTCAATCACGTATAAATCGTTTTGCTTCTTATCTTTAAATTCTATATGATTATCGCCTTCATGAAAAAAGGTATCGTATCCGACTATCTCTTTGATTTTGGCGTTTATTTCTTTTATGAGCTCTTTTTCGTTACCTCGCCTTATCGGCGTGACCGGATTTATATCGTGCCTAAGTTGCCCTAGGATTAAAATTTTAAACCCGTCCGTCGGGTCATTGCCTTTGTTAATCGCATTGGGATTTTCTATCATAAGATCAGGGCTGTGCCTGTTGTCTTCAAGCCAATCAAAGACGCTATCCTCGTCGTCCTCATTGCGCAGATTTTCGATACAGTATTTTTTAAACCTCTGATAAAACGGCAATATCGCCTCTAAATTAGTAGGATGTAGCCATTTATTATTTTCTTTTGCGTATTTTTTACATATTTTTATAAAATTTTCACTTGTCATTTTTTCCCTTTTCATCGTCGCAAATAAAGCTCACTTGTAACCCCTTAGTGTCTTTTAGCCTAAAAAATACATCATCAAGCGCGCTTAATACGTCGCTATCACCCCTAAAAAACGCAAAATCGCAGTTGGGGCATCTGGTTATCGTCCTCTTTCTGTTTTCAAAGTCGAATATAACCCTAGTTCCGCAATTATCGCACTTAAATTCAAGTTCTTTAATGTCTTTTATATTCTTTTTCATCGCTTATCCTTTTCATCATCGCAAATAAAGCTAAATTCTATGTTTTTGATATGATTTAAGCGATAAAATATCTCGTCAAAATCGTTAAGCAAATTCGTATCGTCATCAAAAAATCCTCCGCCGCAATTAGGGCAAAAGCTAAAGCTTTTCTTGCGCTCTTTGATGTCAAACGTGATCTTAGTCTTGCATGTTTTGCACCTTATTTCTACTTCGGTTATATCTTTTATGTTTTTTTTCATTTTCTACCTTTATATTATTTTACTAAATTTCGACTAAATTTTACGCGCTTTTTGAGAAAAATTGCTCTATTTTAGGCGCGAGCGCTACTTGTCCTTTGCTAGTGATTTTCGTCGTAAAGGTTTGCAGATTGCCTTTTGTGGTGGCTATCACGTTCATCACAAGTTCAAAGTATCCGTTATCGACGTATTTCTGATAGGGTTTATTGTCTTTTTGCAAATATCCGCTATCTCGCAGCCAGCTAAAAAGCCGTTTTTGCCCTACCCTGATGCGCTTGTCGTCGCATAGGGCTTTTGCGTAGTCGCCGATGTTGATGCTCGTCGCGCTTGCTTCGACGGCTTTTGCAAAGGTGATATAAGGCAAATTTGCCGCCTTTTCGCGCTCTAACTCCTGAGTTTTTGCTCTTTGAGCTTTTAGATCAAGTGCTAGTTTTATGATCGTATCCGGATCGCTTAGCACCTCATCGATCTTTTTTTGCGTCAAATAGCCGCCGTGTTTGCGAATAGACGGCAAAACCTCAACATTAACCCATTTTCTAAAGCTCCTCGCGTTTGGCTTGTCGCTTCGCATGAGCACGAAATAAAGCTGCGGCTCGGTAATAAAAGTCGCGTTTTGCTCCCTGCCTAAGCTGTCAAAGATGGGGTAGGTTAAATCTAGGCCATCATCAAACTCCCTTTTTATCGCATTTTTGACGTCGGTAACGTTTTGGATTTACAAAACTCTGCAAATGTCGGCTAAGCAAAAAAGCGGATCGCCCGACTCACTTACCACAACCCTGATCTCAAAGTTATCGTTTTTAAAAATTTCTAGGTTCATTTTTGCCCCCCTAAACGGCTTTTAAAAACTCCGGCAAGCTCATCGCTACGCTCGGGTTATATTCGCTTTTTTCTCGGCTTACGCGCTTGATCTCGCTTAGCACTAGCTCGCGCGTTTGCTCCAAACACCCCTCGATCATCTTATAAAATTCAGCCTCTTTGCGGCGGATATTTGCTAGCACGTTTGCCTCGGCTTCGCTCGTAATGATATAGCAGGTTACTTCTCGCGTTTGGCCGTAGCGATAGACGCGGCGCAAGCTTTGGAAAAATCCCTCAAAGCTATCCGATAGTGAGGCGTAAATCACGTTTGCGCAGTGCTTTTGCCAGTTCATACCAAAGCCCGCGATCTTGGGTTTTGTTATGAGGCATTTTATTTTGCCGTTTGCAAAATCGCTCATCGCGCGCGCCTTAAACTCGTCGCTATCGCTTCCCTTGATCTCCACGCTACCCGCCACTAGCTTTTTGAGCATTGTGCCCTCGTCGTTTAGCTCACACCAAATCAAAAAATTCTCGTTTGACGCATTGCAAATCTCGGCCACTTTTTCGCATCTTTGCTCTAGGCTATCTTTTTTGGCTTGTCTGCGCTCTTGCAAGGTTTGCGCGGCGATCGCAAAAAGCGAGTCCTTGCTTTGGCTTTCAACTTCGACGTGCTGCATTTTTAGCGGCGGTAGCTTAAATTTAGCATCCTCTTCGGCGCTATACCCTAGATCGGAGGGTTTTGTAAAAAACACCGCCCACGAGCTGATAAATTTCCAAAACGGCTTAACAGCGTGGCCTTTTAGTATCCATTCGGACGTATCGCCGCCGTCGTGCACAAAATACATCGAGAGCATTTCAGATAAGCTCATCACGTTTAAAAACTCCGTGTGATTGCCTAGCTCCGTGTAGTCGTTCGGGCTTGGAGTGGCTGAGCATGCGAGCTTATAAGGCGTGTGTTTGTAATTTTCGATGATTAAATTTCGCGTGGCCGAGGTATAGCTTTTTAGCCTTGAGCTCTCGTCCAGGACTAGCGCAACAAACGCGTCTGGGTCAAATTTATCCAGCTTTTCATAATTGGTAATGTTTAGCCCGTTTACCACGTCGTCCGCGCTTTCGCAAAATTTAACGTCATATCCTAGGATGTGCTTTATTTCCTCGATACTCTGAAAAGCGACGGCAAGAGGCGTCACGATGAGCACGGGCGCGCGCTCTTTTAGCCAAATTTGATAAGCCCATTCGCCTTGCATCGCGGTTTTGCCGCTGCCCGTCATAGCAAATATCGCAAAATGCCCCTTTTTAAGCGCAAGATAAACGAGATCTTTTTGATAATCAAACAGCGCGCCGTTTAACTCGTCTCGCGAAATTTCGATGCTTTTAAAGCTTGCCCGCTTTTGTTTCGTCTTTAAAAAGTCTTCATATTGCATAAAATTTCCTTTTATCAAATAATACAATTCTTGAAAAAATCTGGCATTGAGCGGATTTTGCCGTCATCGCTTAACGTGGCTATAACCTCAAAATGCTCACGCTCGTCCAAACATCCGATCGCTTTTATCATCGCTTCGCGCCTCGCGTTTTCTAGCTCTTGTTTTAGGACGCTTATGTCCTCGCCCGATCTCTTTGCTTTGAAAAACGCCATTTGAAGCGCGCTATATCGCCTAATCTCAGGCCTGCACGCACCCTTAACTTTATTCGCGTAGAAGTCTTGAATTTCTTTTGCCTTATCCACTGTAAGCCTTTAAAAAAGCGATCCTTGGGCGCGCTCTCGCAAGGCTAGCTCGCAGTTTTTTGCCGCAACGTTAAAATAAGAGCTCTTTAGCTCGATGCCTATCCCCTTGCGGTTCATTTTTAGAGATTGATAAACCTCGCTACCGATACCCAAAAACGGAGTAAATACGACGTCGCCCTCGTTCGTCCATAGTTGAAGCGCGCGCTCTATAACGTCAAGCTGGAGAGGGCAAATATGCTTCTCGTCCTCGTCGTCGCGGCTACCTTTTAGGCTTAGCGTATTGCTTGGATTGATGTCCATCCAAACCGGGCTTGCGTATCTTTGCCACACTTCGATACTGCCGCGGTTTAGATTGCCTTTTTCTTCATCAAATTTAGAGGCGATAGGCGCACCGTCGCCGCAGTAGTATTTTAGCCCACCCTCGATCGGCTCGGCGTTTATGCCCGGCTTTCTCATCGTGACGAGATAGTCGGGTATCCCTTGGCGGCTCATCGCGCTATCTTTTACGAGTTGCTTATGAAGCAGGCCGAGCGCCTTGGTGCGTTGCTGAGCGATTACGGGATCTTTCCAGATGCAAACCTCGGAATGAAATATAAAGCCCACGCTCTCAAAAAGGAGTATCAACTCGCCTCGAAAATCGCGAATTCCGATAAATCCGTCTCTAACCTTTGAAGTCGGCAAATTCATGCAATGAAAACTCATAAGCCGCCCGCTTTTTAGGATGCGAAATAGCTCCTTTGCCAAAAATGCAAAATGCTCCATAAATTCGCCTTTTTCGGAGTTGCCCATATCTCGATCGGAATTTGAATAGGTATAAAGGCTATCAAACGGCGGCGAGTAAATGATATAGCCTACGCTCTCATCATTTAGAGCCTTAACGACCTCGCAGCTGTCGCCGTTATAAATGGCATAATCGTCCGCTACGACTTGATTTATGACGTTCATGTTATGCCCCTCTTTCCCTAATCATCTCTAAAATTTCGTCTTTATCGACAAACACGCTGCGACCGGTTACGGCGTAGCGCTTAATAAGGCCTTTTTGCGCCCACTTCTTGATTGTTACCACCGCAACGCCTAGCATTTTTGCCGCCTGCGCGTAGCTGATAAAATTTATTTGATTTTGATGCATATTCACTCCTTGCCTGCCGCGCCCTCAATCGGCTTTTCGTTTTTTGCCTTGATCTGCATGGCGATTTTTATATGCTCCTCGTTCGGATACCTTTTGCTTAAATTTTCTATACCCTCAATCGTGAAGTATTTACAAACTTTAAGCGCCTTTATGTGCTCGTCTACGTTAAATTTTCCCACTTTTTACCCTTTAAAAAATAGTTTTGCTTAAATTTAATCGCTTGCGCATATCCCTGAAATATGCGATTTGCTCGTTAAATTTGCCAAGATAGACGCCAAAAGGAAACTCGCCCGTGAGCTTATCCGCGATCTCGTCCATCACCTCAACGCACTCCTTAAAGTTCTCGTTTGCAATAAAATCCATAAATTTACCCTTGAGCCTAAACGTAACTTCAAGGCGCTTCCAGTCCTTAAATTTCTCGTCTATTTTTTGTTTGTGGTAGTTCGTTTGCTTTTCGAATTTGTCGTAAAAACAAACCTTATCCACCGCATAAAACTTCCCGCTTTTTAGTCCGCGATTGGCGTAAATGCTAGTTTTAAAACTGATCACGTCATCGGCGCACTCTTTTACGGACTCTTTAAATTTGCCTTTGGCTTTAGAATTTACGTCGCAAGGGTCTTTAAAATCCACCGCGACATCCCAGCTGTAAGGCTTAAAACGCCGTAAAAACTTGCCCAAAATTCGGTAAGTCTCTTTATAAATATCCCTGCTAGGCTGAAACAGCCCCGCAAAGACAACGCAAACGTAATAGCCAAAGGGCTTTTTACGCTTCTTGCAAAGATCGTTTAACTCGCTTGAGTTTTCGACCACCAGCATCGTATTACTTAAGCTTTTCGTGCCGCGCTTAAAGCTGACGTAGCGGATTTTAAAGGGATGCTTTTCGTCCGCATCAAAAAGCGGCTTGTTTGCGCCCTTAAATTTATACTCCGCATAATCCTTGACCGTTTTATTTCGGCTTATTAGCCGCAGCTTTCCCAAAAGCTCAAGCTTCTTTAAAAAGCCGTTTAGCGTGGCCTTAGGCATCACAAAACGGATGCTATCTATCCCGCAATCGACAATGTCCTCTGCGCTAAATTTAGGCGTTTTGGGCTTCATCTACTGCACCGCGAGCCAACTATCCATTTTTTGTTTGATTTCAGTGATTAGGTCGTCCGCTTGCTCAGTTTCGTTTTGTTCTACGAGCTCGGCAAGCTCATCGAGATCAGCTTCAATCTCCTCAAAAAATGAGGCGATTAGCTCTTTGATCTCGTCTTTGGCGTTTTTTAACGCATCGCTTAAATTTTTACTCATTACCCGCCTCTTTTTTTGCGACCTCGATGGACATCTTAAGCCCGTGCGAAATTTGGACGTCCGACAAGTCGTCCGTGTTTAGCTCTCGCTTTAGCTCACGCTCTAGGTTTTCGAGAGTTACAAGGTAGCTTTTTTTGTCCTCTTTGAGCTCTTTTATTTGCTCGTCTATTCTCTCGATGCCAGTCTTAACCTCAAAAAACCTCTTTAAATTTTGAATTAGCATGTTTTTTCCTTAATGTCCACGATCGCGCCGCCTAGCCTGCACGCGATAAACCCGTCCGCATTTACGTAATAGTGCGACCCGCTAAAGATCGCACCGCTAGCACCCTTAAATTTCCTATCTTTTGCCCGGCACGGCTCAACTGAGCGATGCGAGAGAATTTGTTTTAAAATTTGGATTATTTGCACTTTTTGCCTCCGCCTTGCCTAGCTTTGCGCCGCGTTTAACCCCGCGGATCTCGCCTTTTGGAGTTAGTTTAACCTCAAACCCCGCCATCGCCATTTTTGCTTGAAATATCGCAAAATCAACCGCTTTTTTATTTAGCATTTTTAACTCGCTTTCTTATTTTTGTTTAAAAAAACATATCCCGCGCACGTGCCGTCGCCCACTCGGACGTTTTTGGCCGCGCGCCACTCGATCCCGTCGCTTTCTAGTATTTTCGCGTTCTCTTTGCTTACGTATCCGCCTTTTAAGCCGCCCGTGCTTTTGATCCCGCGCATTTCGCAGTAGTCTTTCATCGTCCATCTTGTTTTTTCGTAAATTAACTGCGCTAGAGTTTTCATTTTAACTCCTCGCCCGAGCAAAGCCCGGCCTGCGGGCGGTAGCTTCGCTCCCTGCACCCACCTAAAGCACACCGCGACTCGCAGTCGCGTCGTATCATTTTGTAAAGCATCTCGCCTCCTTTAAATTTCAAATCAAAAATCCGTATTTGAGCTCAAATTTCTGCATCGCGGCTTTAAAATCCTCGCAATCTTTCAAAAACTCCTCGCCCAAATCGCTGTTTATTAGCCTGATTAACTTTTGGCATATCGCTTTGCGCCTCATGCACTCAGCGGACATCTCTTCATTGACCGCGATATTCAAATACGCCTCTTGCTTAAACTCGTCTTTTTTCATCTTTTATCCTTTCAAAAATACTCATAAAAAAGCCCTTTGCGATATAATTAGCTTGCAACAAAACCTAACGCAAAGGACTTTTTTATGAATAACATAGAAAAAATCAATCAAACCATCGACGAGATAGAATTTGAAAACCTCAAAAAGGACGTCGATACGCTTAAAAAGATCGTTCAAGCTCTCAAAAAAGAGATCGAATCGCTCAAAGACGCCCTAAAATGGAAGGCGGATAAAACGCACGCTCATTGATCTTCGTATCCCTTAAATTTCTTTGCCAGCTTCTTTATGCTCTTGCCGGGCTTTGAGCCAAGCATAACGACTAGCTCTTTTTTCTTTGCCTCGATACCGCGCCGCGCGGCATACACCTTTTCGCTCACCGCCTCGATCGCGTTTAGCTCGTTTTCCAGTTTCAAAAGCTTTTTTAAAATTTTGATTTTTTTCATCTTTTATCCTTCTTGGGGGGCAGCTTAGGCTGCCATTTTTTGTAAAAAATGCTCTAAAAAGATTTGAAAATCTCTAGACTTTTTAAAATAGTGGCGCACCTGGTCAAAGCCGATCTTGTCCTCATCGACGTAGAAGTGGCTGACCTCTTGCTGTCCGCAGCTCACGTGAGCGCCTATGACGTAACCGTTTGCCTTAAAACTAGCACCACACTCGTCCACTCTGACACCTTTGCCGTATTTGCTAAGAAGCTTAACCGCGTTTTGAAGTTTCATTTTTCGTCCTTTTTGGTATAATTAAGTATATTATAATGAACTTATTTGTTTAAATTTTTTTAGGAATAGTAATTCCAATGTTGTTAAATATTTCTCTTGCTTTTTTTGAGAAAAAACCATTTAAAATATCTTTATATTTCAGCCCGTTTAATTCACAAAACATTTTAAGACTCAAATGCGTCTTTTCCTTAATCTTTTGGCTCATTCCAAGCCCCGTTACTCTTTTTGTGTATCCTTGTGATACTTTTGGCATACCTAACGCTCCTTTTTGTGATATAATCGTTTATTAATAACGGAATTATAGTATATTAAAATGAACTTGTCAAGACTTTTTTATAGAAAAAGGAGATAAAAATGAACTTAGGTCAAAAAATAAAGGCTCTGCGAGAATCTAAAGACTTAACACAGCAGGACTTGTCAAATTTATCTGGCGTTTCTATTTCTAGCATAAAAAAGGTTGAGGCTGACATAAATAACAATGTAACGTTAGGAGTATTGTCAAAAATTTCTTCGGCATTGGGGGTTGAGAGTAGCTATTTTTTAGGCGAAAATCCTATGACAAAGATAATAGCAGCGGCAAATGAGCCCATGCACACAATTAATAAAATAATGAAATTTGACAAAAAAGACAAAGACGAACAAAATACCGATGCCGATCTCTACTTCATCCGCAAAACGACCTCCGTTAAAGCAAGCGCGGGCGGCGGCAACGAGCTAGAGGGCGTGAGGAGCTACCAAACGGGCGAGCTGATGCCGATTGCCAAGGCCTTCTTTAAAGTCCCGCCCGGCAAAAACCTGGGCAGCATGGAGGTGGACGGCGAGAGCATGACGCCGATGCTAAGGAGCGGGGATTGGGTTATTTTTCGCGAGGACGGCGAATTTACCGGAGACGGGCTTTACGTGGTAAATTTTAGCGATCAACTCATGGTAAAGATCCTGCAGCTCACGCCGCGCGGCATGCTTAAAATCGTTTCGGTTAATCCGAATTTTCAAAGCTACGAGATCGATCTAAACGAAACCCAGGAGCATTTTAAAATCGTGGGTAAAGTGGTAAAGAGTATAGTATGAAATAGGATATATTAGTGGATAATCAAATAGAATATGAAAATGAAGATTGTGTATTAAGAAACATATCAGACAACCATTCAATAGAGTGTATTATTTTAGATACTAATGTATTTTATGCGGCAAATTTCAATTATGCTAGTAAATTTTTTACGTCTTTTTTGAAAAATACAAAAGAAAAAGATATCCAAATCTATATAACGGATATTATTAATTTTGAGATTAGACAAGGCATACACAATACTATTGACAACATGGATGACAAGACGATTAAAGCCCTTGCTAATAGTGGGTTATTAAATATAGAAACCAATATAAATAAAGCAAAAAATTCTTTAATCAAAATCCTAACAGACAACTTTGATAATCTCATCAAAGATCATGATATAGAGATTATAGAGTGTGATGGTAATATCAAGTCGCTACTTGATTTATACTTCAATCAAAAGCCCCCATTTTCAAACAAAAAGCAAAATGAATTCAAAGACTCTATTAGTCTATTAACGATCAAAAATAAAATAGACAAAAAAGAGCTTAAAAACGCAATATTTGTCAGTAATGATAACTTATGCTGTGAGTTTTGTAAAACTAACGGTATACCTTATAAAAATCTCATAGGAGATGCTTCAAACGCAATACTTCAACAAGATAAGAAATTTAGAACAATATATAACAAAATCAAGAGAAGTATTGAAGATCATCTTAAAAATACATTAGAAAGAGACAAAGAGTTAAAATTTGAGGTTAGCGGGTTTCTTTATAGCGGTATATTTGACATAGAGATATATGATACGGACATAGAGATACTGGAAGCTAAAATTACAAAAATATCCATCATAGACATGGATAATATAACAGATAACAATAATTCATTAATAGAATACGCAATCAGTATATCTATAGATCTTGATTTAAAAATACAAGTCGATACCCCAATATATGAGGACGGCTCTACTGCAGCCGCATATGACAAAGAAGATGATAAATTCTACTGGATAGAATACAAAAAGACCAAATTTAGCATACTAAGAGAATTTAAAAATGTTTTATTTACAATACATTACTATATAGAGGACAAATCAATAGAATTAGAACAGGAAACTTGTATAGATATTGCCATAGAAGGGGATATAGACGACATATTCTCAGATAGAAATTGCGAGATAATAAAAGATGAGTATATCGATGATTAAAAATATATGAGAATTTAAAATGATAGTCAAAGAAGCACTAGAGCAGATTAAGCTGGAATTGCAATACAATATAACTCATCATATAACAGTTAAAGTAGCAAAGAGTATAGTTTAAATTTTATGACATAAACGTAAAAAGCGGTTATATTATGCTATAATTCCATAAAATTTTACATAGGGATTAAAAATGATAGTTAGCTTTGAAGTTTGCGGATATGCGTCTATATCGCAAAAAATTAAAATAGACTTTGTCGCCGAACGAAATCAAAGACTAAAAAATACAAAATACGAAAGCAACTATTTTTTAGATACTAGGATAGCTAAAAGCGCGGTTTTGTTCGGTAAGAACGCTACAGGCAAAACAAATATATTAAAAGCCTTAGAGAGCGTATTTCACATAATAGAAAACGGATTAAATATAGAAAAAGAATCGCAGTTTATAAATTCGGATATAGGCTATACCAGATACAAGATAACTATTACGGATAATAAAAAAGATAATTACGAGTATAGGATTAAGTTCAATAAAGAGCGAATAATAAGCGAAAGTTTAACAAAAAACAAAGTTCTGATTTATCACTTTAACGAAGACAAGCTAACGTTTCCGATAGCTACCGAATATGAAAAGCTACTATCCGTCGTTTCGCGAGATACCGTCTTAAATAAGATAAAAGACAACGGCGTTAAAGAATTGCGCGAGTTTCAGGGCGCGGTAAAGGTATACGAATATAGCAAAAATATAAACACGTTCGAAGTAATGGCTAATCGAGATAGTGTTATCCATTTCCCATTATTCATAAAAGATTTTTTTACAGGGCATAAAGATACCGTATTAAATATATTAGAGATCGTAGACGATAGCATTACGGATTTTGATTTTATAGATATAAAAGACGATAGATTTTCTTTGATTTTAAAAAGAGACGAGAAAAGCTTCGTGCTTGAAAAAGAGAGCTCGGGCGTAAAAAAGATAATAGAGCTTATGATAGGGCTGGTATATGCGATAGACAGCATAAAGTCTGCGCCTGAATCGATTATGATAATAGACGAGCTAGATAGCTCGATCAGCACCGTATCATTGATCAGACTATTAAACGGCGTAATAAATTCATCATCGAACGTTAAGGGGCAATTTATATTAAGTTCTCATAATCCGCTAATCTTTGATACCGATATGCTCGCTCCGTCTCAGATTTATATAGTAAGTAAAGAAAAAACCGCCACAACGTTAAAAGCGTTAAGCGAATTTGAGCTAAGAAACGATAAGAAAAAAGCATATATGGACTATTTAAGAGGCGATTATGAATAAACGAAAGATAGTTATAAACTTCATAGTCGAAGGTCAAACCGAGAAACACTACCTACAATGCTTTAAAGACGAACACCTGGGCGATGAGTTCGTTTTTAAAATAACAAATATAAAAAACGGAAATTATAAGAATTTTATAAAAACGATAGAACAATATAGAGGGACGCTTATCCCCGTTTTTGTAGTAGCGGATCTAGATAGAGCCGCCGCCGATAACGTAGAGCTAGAGCATTTAAAAAAGCTGTGCGCTAATCTTAGCCGCATAAATAAATATAGTAATATGTTTTTAACTTATACAAATTTTGAAACGTTTTTATCGGCACATTTTGAAAATAATGCCGACGTGCGCGTCGTTTTAGGCGTTAATAGCTGCGATATAAAAAATAATCAATATATATATCGTTCCATAAAAAATAGAGGCGGATCATTCGAAAATACGATTAAAAATTTAACCGAAAACAACATTTGCTATCATAAATCAAATTTTACCTTCCCAAAAGAACTAGATACCACTAAAATCACTCTCAAACAATCATCTTTAATACTTTTAAAAGATTATTGCGAATTCATAAAAAAACATAGATAACTCCCACAATTTCAGCTAATCCCCGAAACTATACCCATTATCGCTCACGGCCTGCGCCACGGCTTGCGGAGTAGCTTGCGAGCCGTATAAATTTATGTCGATTTTTTTGTTATCGGTTATTTGATTTTGGCTCGTTTGCGACCTCATCTCGCGGCGGTCTTGCGTGACCTGGTCCACAGATCCGGCCGTCGTTTGCGGCGCTTCGTCGTTAAACCAGCTAAAAGGATTATACCAGTTAGCCTCTTTGCCGTCGCCGATACCTAAAAATTCTTTTGTTCCATCCATTGCAGATCCCGCAAAGTCCGTAACCGCCTTTATACTATCGGTTACAAAGGCAAATTTCTCCGCTAACCAATCGAAAAAGCTCGCAAAAAAGCCTTTTATCCCATCTACGACGGAGCTAAATTTCTGTAATATCCACTCGCCTATATTGCCGAAAAGATCGCGCCACCAGTTAAGCTCCTCGCCAAAAGCTTCTATCCACTGTGCGCCCTTGATTTTGACGATGTCGATTATTAGGCCGACAGCGGTTATGATGTTTGCTAGCGCCTCAAAAGGATACAAAAGCACGCTAAGCACTGCGCCTAGAGTCTGGCCAAAGCTAGCTCCCGCTTCTTTTGCTGCGCCAAGCTCGCCCGCACTTGCTTTTGTAACGCCAAATAGCGCTCCAAAGAGATCGACAATCGGAGCAAAGGCGGACTTTATCGCATCCCACGCCCTGCTAAAGCTATCCGTTAGCGGTTTTAGCCCGGTCATGATGCCATCAAAAAAGCCGCTAAAAAAGGCTTTTAGCTCATCCCAATATTTATAAGCCGCAAAAGCGGCGGCCGCAATCAACGTCAAAGCAATCCCGATAGGATTGCTCAAAAAAGCTGCGCTAAGCGCTCTAAAAGCTACCCCGATATTTTTGAGTGCTCCGACGAAAAGAGCGGATTTTGAGCTAGCTGCCGCAGTGCTAGCACTCCAAAGAGTAGATGCTCTCGCGGCTGCGTTTAGCCACATTGCTTTAAACCTCGCCGCGATACCGCAATCTTTTAGCGATCCGCCTAGCTGCAAGCAATCAAATGGCAAAAGCTGCAATACTTTACGGTAATTTCCGAGCATCAACGTCGCAAGGCTCAATGCGGCTTGCTTTGCGATGAGTGCAGTTCTAACGGCGGTTATTGCGATAACCGCACCGAATGAATATTTTATTAAATTCGGGAATGCGCCGGCAAAACCCGAAACGGCGTAACTGATATTTTTAATGCCGTCTAGGACTAAATTTAAAGCCGGCAAAAACGCTGCGCCGACATTTATCGCGATTTCGTTAAAGGCGCTTTTCATTAGCTGGATATTGTTTGCCGTCGTTTCGCTTCGAGACTTAAACTCTCTATCCATCGATCCGGCTTTTGCCTTGTCCGCGCTTAGCTTCATCGCCTTATCGTAGTTTTCGATAGCGCCCGTTACAAGCGAGATGTCATCGCCGAAGTTTTTACCGAAAATAGCCGTTAAAACGCCCGTTTTGCTCTCTTTTGGGATTTTTGAGAGAGCGTGCAAAAAGTCGGTTAAAGCTTTTTGAGGGTTTTTGATGATCGCTTGTTTTAGCTCTTTGCCGTCGATACCGATCTGCTCAAATGCGGCTTTAACAGAGTCGCTCGCGTTGTCGGCGTTATTTAGCATCGTTAGCATGGAGTTGATCGCGGTAGCGGCTACTTCGGGAGCTTTGCCTAAGGCTATAAAGCTGCTCGCAAGTCCGCTCGCGGCGTCTGCGCTAAGCCCAAAGTCTTTGGCATTACCCGCGATACGCCCTAGGGCATTTACTATTTTGTTTGCGGTGGCCGCGGAGTTGTTTGAGATGTGATTTATCGTGTCGCCTAGCTCGCCCACGCGCTTAACGTCCATGCCGAATATATTCATCATCGTGGCCATATTATCGCCCGCTTCTTTGGCGCTCATATCAAAGGCGACTCCCATCTTAGCCGCGGTAGTCGTGAAGTCTATCAAATTTTCTTTAGCGATGCCCAGCTGCCCGCCGCTTGCCGTGATTTGGGCTAGCTCATTAACGCTTAAAGGGATCTCGCGGCTCATCTTCATAATACCGTCCGCAAACTGCTTGACCTCATCCGCACCGTTAAAATCGACTACTTTTTTAACGTCGGCCATAGAGCTCTCAAAATCAATCGCTGCGCTTATAGGTTTTGAGATTGCCATTATACTGCCCACGGCGGCCAAAGCTTGGGTTTTTAGTCCCTCGAGGTTTTTCTTAGCTTCTTCGATGTCTAAATTTAGCTTGTGCGTTACGGCCTTTTTGATGTTTTCTTTGAGATTTGCCATGTCGGTGTGAAATTTTGCGCTTTGAAACGGATTTGCTTTAAGATCGCTTAGGCCGTTTTTATAGGCTTGCATTGCGCTTTGAGTGGCTTTATTTATCTGATCGCTTAGGCTCGTGGCTTGTTTATTGATCGACTTCATCGCCTTATCAAAGTCGCTTAAGTCCATCCCAAAGGTTAGAGTTGCATTTTTCGCCATTTTCAGCCTTTTTTTATCTTTATATTACTAAAATTGAAATGCAAATTTATACAATGGAGGCGCTAAAATGAACGATCTATTTATCGGCGTCGTATTCTATTTTGCTTTTATGTTTTTCGGGCTTCTTTTTCTTACTGTTTGCGCTTTTTGGTATATTTCTATCCCACTATTTTGCATTTATGTTTATTTTAAATATTTCAAAAAAGAGAAAAAATTTGAAGCTAGGGTTTTAGAGCCTTAAAACTCTTTTGCAAGCTTCAAGGCTATTTCATAATAATCCACGAACTCGTTAAATTCCAAGCTCATGATGTCTTTTAGGGTAAAGTGCAGGGAGTGCCCTATTAGAGCAATCCCCTCGGTTAGTTTTTTACGTCGATACCCATAAACGCGCTAACTCTTTTTGATAGCACGCTCCATTCATTCATCGGTAGGGAGTTTAAAAACTCTTTATCCATCTCGCCGTCGCTCATTTCGATTAGCATCAACTTTGCCTGCTCGATCTCGTCTTTTGTCTTATTTTGGACGCTTTGGATGAGCGCTAGCGTCGGAGCTTTGAGCTCCACCGTCTGACCGTCGCTAAAGACAAATTCAGTTCTTGGTATTTCTATTTTTTTAAGTGCCATTTTTACTCCTTAAGATATGTTTTTCCTGATGGTCTCGTAAAGATCCTCGCCGTTTACGGCATAAATTTTGTTTTCTACGTCGTATGATAGCGTGGTCTTTTTTTCGACCTCGTATTTAACGACTAAGCAGCTCATCTCAATGCTCATATTAGCCTCTTTATTCATCTCAAATTTAGGCGCTTCGAGCACTTTGACGTTGCCCTCAAACGTCGCCACGATAGCCACGTGTTTACCCTCGCTTCCGCTATGATTGGCTTTGATGTAGACTTTTTGCTTGGTCTTTGTGTTTAAAAGCCCGAAATAAGTCTCGCTGACGTTATTAACTGTAAATTTTGCCGATAGCGGTTTGAGAGTCGGCAAAACCAGCTCGTATTTTCCGATCTCCGATGCGGCCTCTATCGTCTCGTGTTCAAATTTAGGCGGCTCAAAATCTACAAGCTCGCCAAAAAGCCCGATCCCGTCAATAAAGAAATTCCCGCCCGTTATTGCTTGCGCTTTCATTTTATAACTCCTCGATTAAAACTTGCGAATAGTCCGTGACCCGGTAAATTCTATTCGTGATATTTTTGATTAGCGGCATCTCCTGCACTCTGTGTTTGATGTAAATTTTGCCCTCACTGATCGTTTCGTTGGTATTTAAATCAAGCGGCACTGTCACTTCAAAACCTACGGCGACGTTGTTCGCCACCAAACGGCGATAAAATGCCTCAAGGCTATCGACTACGTTTTTGAGTACGTCGCGCATCCTCTTATCGATCGCGCGCTTTTGAGCCTGAAAAATCGTCTCGATCGCCGTGTAAAATATAACGTAGGTGTGCATGCTGGTAAAATCCTCGTCGCGCGTTTCGCCGCCCCATGCCCTAATACCGTCATCAACGTAAGCTATCGTGATACCGTCGCTTCTTAGCCTATCGGCTTCGCAGTCCACGCCCTGGATAAACTCCACATTATCCACGATCGCGGTAATGCCCGGAATTACCCTATTTGAATACGTTTGCGAGAAGCCGTATTCCGTCTCGCTCATGACTTTGGCGTAAAGAGCGATCAAAAACATGCTAAGCGGGCGAATGACCTTATCTACTCTTTTGACTTTTTGAAACGTTATGATCGCCGTTTTCGTGGCTAACGTTTGGACTGCGGCCTTTGCGGTTTGCTCGTTTGTCGCATCGACTTCGATAGCATAAACGGCTCTTAGATATTCGCCTAACTGCTTTAGTTTTTCATAGACGCCTGCGTCGTTATATTCAGGCGCAGCGATAAATTTAGGCTTTGCCATTACCACGTTTTCGGCTTTTTTGAGCGCGTCGATAGCGTTTAGGCAAGATGTTAAATTCTCCTGCTTTTTTGCGCTCGCGTCGCTATTTGTGCTTTGCTTAAACGAGCTTAGCACTACTTGCGTATGAATTCCGCATGCCTTTAAGTCTTCAAGCGCGTTTTTTATCGTGCCGCCCTCTACCTCCTTAAGCGCATCTTCGACGGTGCTATAAACGTAAAGCCCTGCGACTAGCTTGCTATCGTCGCCGACTATTGCGATCGGGCGGCGATTGTTGATCTCGTATGGGTTTAGCGAGCCGTTATAAAGCTCGACATTGACGCCGTATTTACTTGGCATTTTTTTACCTCACTTTCTAAAATTTATTGATTATTTCTACTTGAAGCTCTTTGTTTAACGTTAGAGCTAAAAAACTTTTTAGGGTGCTAAGACTGTTTAAAACGCCCTCGTCGCTAAACGTAGAGCCTAAAAGTATGCATCCCTCGGTATGTTTAGGGTAGTTACCCGAATGGATCTCTATGTAACGGTCTTTAGGCACTTTTTCGTTGTAAAGCACCGGCAAAACACGGTTAAATCTGGCCGAATGATGCCAAAACACGTCATAAATGCCCTCAGGTATGCGTCTATCTTTGCCGCGCGCGGTAGTATCTGGTCCTGCAGGCTCTAGCGTGTAACCATTTAAAAAGACTTTATCATTAAAAAGTAGCTCGAATTCGCCGAGCGTGCCGTCTTTGATATTTTTAAATCTCGTGATTTTTAGCTTCATTTTAAATTCCTTTCATAGTCGCTCATTTCATCGCCGTAGTCTTTTGAGGCGATTGCGTCTATCTTTTTATCTGCGGCTTTGTTGATTTTTCGTCTAACCCATTCTGCACCCATAAAGGCGATAATCCCACCGATAGCTAGCGCAAACTCAACGTCGTGTATAAAAAATTTCACGATCGCAAATGTAGCCCAACAAAGAAACATAGCCGTAAAAGTAGCAGCGGTAAAAGCCCACTTGGTGCGATGTTTTCTAGGTTCTCCGTCTTCATTGAGTAGTCCTAAAATGCCGCCTATCGCGCCGACTAGCAATACCCAGAGCAGATATAGGTATTCTTTACAGAGAGGGCTCATCCTATAGCCGCCCCAAAAATCAAAGCAAGTATGACCGCTAAAGCTACCTCTAGCACTCTTTTTTTACCGATCCTAAAGCCCATGATTTTTCGAATTACTAGCTCACTCATCGCTTATTTCCTTGCTTTTTTCGTTAGCTTGCGACACGCATCCCATTAAAAGCTCCTCGCAAGTTTTATAGTATTGCATCAACTCGCGCGCCGTTTGCATATTTTCATGATCGTATTTTGGCTTATTTGGCATTTTATTTATACAACGTATCGGAACTAATTTTCTCATTTTGAACATCCTTTTAAAAGCCTATCCGCCGCTACGGCGTATTCCATAAGCTCTTTAAACGTCTGCGGATCGTTTGGGTCGTATTCTGGCGGCGTAGGCAAATCCTCGCGCTTTATGCAAGCTACGGGCGTTTTTACCTCTTTATACTCCGTACGGGCGATGATTTGCGGCTCTTTGCCCGCACACCCGGCTAGCATTAGCGCGCAAGCTAGCATGCATAGGGTTTGAGTATTTCTCATCTTTCCCCCTTAAATGCCTTAGCCGCTACGCTCGCCGTGTCCTCGTAAAATTTCAGTTTTTCTTGACACTGCGCGTCTTTAGCGGGCGCGGCTAGTTTTTCAAATCTCGCTTTTGCTTGTTTGGCTTCTTTGATAGCGTCTTGCTTTTTTGCCTCCAGCGCTTCAAATTTAGCGTTTTGCAAGTCTATACGCATATTGCACTCGCTCACGTTTGCCGCGTAAATTTGATTTGCTGCCTCTTTGAGGGCTAGCTTCGTTTGCTCTTTTTCCAGCTTGTCTTTGACGTCTTTAGTCTCGGCTTTTGCGCTTGATAGTGCGCCATTCAAGCGCCAAATTTCAATCCCCGCACCGCCTAGCGCGATAAGTATCGCGATGCCGACGGATACCATAAATTTAACGTTTAAAAAATTCATTTTTAGCCCTTTAATACATCTATGATTACGACTATTGCTATAATGGCCGCGGCAATGATCATAAAAGTCTCGGTTGATGTTTTCATTGTTTTACTCTTTTTAGCGGATGAAACGCCCAAACCGTTTTAAGTACTTTTTTATCGCCGTCTTCGATAAACTCGTGCCAATTTTCGGGATTTGCGCCAGCTATATCCATGAGCTTCCATCCGACGTAAATGCGACAATAAAAGCCGCTTAAAAAGCCTTTATATCTTATCTCGCAGTAGTAGCAAAACCGCTCGCGACCGTCTTTAAGACGACACTCTACCTTGCAAAAACCGCTCTTGCGTCCTTTGTTTTGCGTAATAAGCACGTCGCCTTGGGTAACGACGCTAGCAGGCTGGACGTCTAAGACTTTGACGCCCAGATATTTGACGCTAAAATAGCCTATTCTATTGCGCAAAAGCCAGCAAAGGCGCGCGAAATAGGTGCGGTTTTTAGGGGGCGGGAAGTGATCCCGTCCCCATCCGCCGTCGCCGTTTATGGCCGCGCCTTGCCCGTCGTAAAAAT